GCAGAAATCCTACGCTCAATCGCTATGGGTGACCTACGCTCACACGAGTTCGCTCGTGAGTCTCGTGCTGCTCTAGTGCCATCCTCCAACACAGTAGGTCAGAGCTTCTACGACCAGGTGTTCCAGATTGCAACTCTAGTTGGCCCAATGCTAACTGTCTCCGAGGTGTTCAACACAACATCTGGTGAGAACCTAGTTATCCCAACTGTGACTGCTCTATCAACCTCTGGCTCAGTAGCTGCTGGTTCAGCAATCGCAGAAAGTAATCCGACATTTGCAAGTATCACTCTCGGGGCTGAGAAATATGCATCCCTAGTGTCTGTATCCAACGAACTTGTAAGTGATGCCGGATTCGACATCACCAGCTACATCGCACAGCAACTAGGAACTTCACTTGGTCTAGCTGCTAACTCTGTTCTAACAACCAAACTAGCTGCTGCTGCAGGTTCAGTAGTGACTGGTGGAACTGGTGTTGCCGGAGTTGCAAGCTACGAGAATCTCATAGATTTGGCCTATGGAATCGCAGACGGAGCGAGAGTTCTCCCCGGACTCGGCTGGCAGATGTCAAAGACTGGTATCGCTGCTGCTCGTAAGCTAAAAGATGGTGCAGGAAACTACATCTGGACTGACTCTGCTGTTCTAGGTCAGCCAGCCACACTTCTTGGCTACCCTGTCTATGAGAATCCCAATGTTGCTGCTACTGGTCTTGGAACTAAGAGCGTGCTATTCGGTCACCTACCTTCCTTCAAGGTAAGAGTTGCTGGTGGAGTTCAGGTTGCACAGTCTACCGATTACGCCTTCAACACCGATCTAACTACCTACCGAGGCATTATTCGCCTTGATGGTGGACTAACTCACGCTACACACATTGGATACTTCAAGGGTGGAGCAAGCTAGTCTCTAGCTAACAAAGCTGGAAGTCCCCGAGGGTGTAGGTTCTCTCGGGGATTTCCTTTTGCTAAGATTTAGGCAATAGAGAAAGGCCAACCTACATGGGCAAGTCAGGCAACCCTGCAAGAAATGAAAAACTAAAAGCAACAATCTCTGTATTCAGCAACTCACCTGGACAACCTACAGGCTACGGAATCGCTACAGATGCTCTGGTAAAAAGACTAAAGCGACAAGGTGCTGATGTTGCTGCTCTGTCCAACTATGGACATGAGGGAATCAACTCAATCTATAACACCGAGTTTGGCGAAATCCCTATCTATGCCAGAGGCAATGAGGCCTACTCAAACGATGTCACTCCAGCTCACCATAAGCATTGGCGAGCAATGAACCCTGACCAGCCAGACTTGCTGATTACTCTCTATGATGTTTGGGTTCTAAACTCTAAAGCTTTTGACACTATCAACATCGCCTCATGGACACCGATTGACCATAATCCTGTCCCTCCAGGTGTCTTGAAATGGCTACAGAAAGAGAATGTCACGCCACTCGCAATGAGCAAGTTTGGACTAGATCAGCTCAACAAGCGAGATGTCGCTGGTCACTACATTCCCCACAGTATTGATACAGCTATTTTCAAGCCGACTGACACGATTGACGGCCTTAGCGTGAATGAATACATGGGCTTTGGTGATGACAAGTTTATTGTCGGTATGAACGCTGCTAACAAGGCCTCTGGGATAGTGCATCGCAAAGCCTTTGCCGAGAACATGATGGCCTTCTCAATCTTTGCTAAGAAGCACCCAGAGGCAGTTCTTTATATCCACACCGAGGCTGTTAGCCAGCATGGATGGAACTTATTTGCTCTAGGACAGATTCTAGGGATTGAACCACACCAAATGGTGTTCCCTGATGTTCTTGCCTACAAGTATGGGATGCCACAGGCAACCCTAGCCGGAATCTACTCCTCTTGGGATGTAATGCTCGCTACTAGCTACGGTGAAGGTTTTGGAGTCCCGACAGTCGAGGCCGCTGCCTGTGGTGTGCCAACCGTTGTCACTAACTTTGCTGCTTCACCCGAGCTTGTAGGAGACGGCTGGATTGTGGATGGTCAGCCTCTTTATGATGCTGCTCAACATTCCTTCTTTATGATTCCTTCCGTTCCAGGCATTGTTGATGCTTTGGAACAGGCTTACAAAAGAGGAAAAGGAATCTCTCAAAAGGCTATTGAGTTTGCTAAAGACTTTGACCACGACAAGGTATGGGATAAGTATTGGATGCCAGTCTTGAGGGAACTGACCAAGTGATTCCAGTCTTAGGGTTTTGCACTCTATCTAGGTTTGATTTGGCTGACCGCTTGCTCGCTTCGATTGATTATGAGGTCGAACACCTAGTCATTGTGGACAATTCAGGGACTAACACTTGGCAACCTAGCCAGCCAGACAAGGTAAAGAATCTCTGGCTTATCCGAGTTCCCTTTGGTTTAGGGCTAGTCGGTGCTTGGAATCTAGTTATTAAGTCCACACCTTTTGCTCCATATTGGGTGCTGGTCAATGATGATGCTCACTTTGAGCCTGGAGCATTAGAGATTATTGCCAATGAAGCTGATCCACAGGCTATGAACTTTGTTGAGATTACTCCAGCGTGGTCTTGTATCGTGCCAGGTGAGGTTGTGGTCAGCAAGGTCGGACTCTATGATGAACGACTTTATCCGCTGTATTTTGATGACAACGACTGGGAACGCAGAATCAGAAAGGCCAATGTCATCATAAAAAAGATAGATGCCATAGTTCACCATGACAACAGCTCAACCCTAAAGTCTGGCTACCAAGAAAAGAACTCAAAGAGCTTTGCTGCTAACCAAAGGCTATTCGAGTCAAAGATTGAGACTGATGATTACTCAGAGGGCAACTGGTCGCTAGACATCCGAAGGGCTAACTCATGGGAATAGTGTACACCGGAGGAACTTTCGACCTTTTCCATGCAGGGCATAGCTTTTTTCTTAGACGATGCTCAGAGCTAGGTCGGGTGACTGTGGCCCTAAACACCGATGAGTTTATAGAAGCCTACAAAGGCAAGCCTCCGGTCATAAGCTATGCAGACAGAGCCGAGGTGCTTATGTCATGTCGCTATGTAGATAGCGTGATTCCCAATATTGGTGGAACTGACAGCAAGCCAAGTATTGAGCTTATGGTGTCAGAGTAGTTTCGGTTTAGATTGAAAACTGGAATTAGGCCACCTGTTGTAGTGATCGTTGCTCCCTCAACTAAGGTCGCTAAGATTGCCGAGTCCTCGGTTGAGATTTCATAGAAGTCAATCTGCAAACCTTTGTTTCCGGTCAGGATAGAGAAAAGAATCTCGCCACCATTAGTCACAGTAAATTGCTGATTGACCAAATAGATTCTGCCATCTCTGGCATAGTCATCAACCGAAAATGGCTCAAGGTTCTTTAGTGCGTAATTTACCAAGTCGGGAGTAGGCTCAACAACCGTTGTGGAGGCTGTTCCTATCGTGTAAACCTTTTGCGTTAGCACTACTTAGCCTCGTAAACGCTCTCGGGAGCTTCTGGGTCAATCTGTGCAACACCCTGCAACATCACGCTTGGAACGCCTGTATGAGCAATAGCTGGCAAGCCTAGAGCAGCCAAGACCTGAGCTGGGTCAAAACCAACATTGACAAGTCTGTTAGCCATCATGACCTTCTTGTCGTCTGTGATGATTTGAGCATCCTCAAGGTTGATGTTGGCTAGTGGCACTCGATACTGATCGCCACCTGCAACCGGAGGCATATCCTCTAGCTTGCGAACATCATTAGTCGAGTAGAAGCCAGCCTGAGTTCCGACTGAGTAAGAGCGGACTCTGGCTTCGACATCAGCCCTAAGCAAGTCAGCAAAGTTGAATTTGATAAAAGCATCACCAGGAAGCAAGCGAGAGAAAGCGGCCTCGACCTTTTCGGCTAGTGGCCTAAGAGTCATGGATACAAACTGTAGAGCGTTCTGTTCCACAGAGGCATAACTGGCTGTGCCTGGCACTCCCATAAGATGTAGCGGAACATTGAAGGCTCTGGCTATTTCCTCAACAGCAAACTTCCTAGACTCTAGGGCCTGTGACTTCTCTGGGTCGCTATCAGTCTTGACAAACTTAGCTCCGGCAGAAAGTACTCCGGTGCGGTGTGCCCTGCGTGTGCCGTTGCGATGGCGTGAGTCAAATCCATCAGCGAGCTGTTTAGCTTGCTCTTGAGTTAAGTTGCCTGGGAACTCGATAATTCCAGAGGCACTTGCACCAGTTCCAAAGAATCTAGCAGCGTAGTCGCTAAGAGCTATGTTCAGTCCTAGAGCTTGCTTTAGCTTCTCGACTCGACTTAGGCCTTTTAGGTCGCCTGGCAGAATCAAATCTACAATATGGATAATTTCATCCGTTGTAAGAGCTTTGCCTTCGCCTTCATAGCGGAACACTTTTCGCCCAATTGCAGAACGCTCAACCTCGACTTTTTCGGGATCTAGATTGACCAAGTTCACAACCTGACCTTGAGCATCCCTAAAGACTCGAGTGTAAGAATTGCCATGAACCAGCAAAGCAGAAAAGACCTGTTGAAAGAAGGCTGCCCTTGTAGCTAGGTCAATGTCTGGCTGGTCTAACCATACTGGTCTAGGACTTAGAGGCTGGCGAGTATTGCCCAGCCTTAGATAAGCACCACATGGCAAAGTAGAGATGGTGTCAGAGATAAGGCTGACAGCGGAGAAGAAGGCGACAATCTCAAAGGACTTGCCAGTTGTGACAGAAACTCCAGCCTCGGACTGTAGGCCAAAGGGTTCTCCAGCTCCCCAGACTGTCTGAAAGCTAACTGCCCTCTGCTCGTTGTTGAATAAGTTGTTTAACATTAGTTGCCTCGCTCAAGTGCCAAGCCAAATAATAAAGTCCCTAGACCTAAGACAACTAAGCCAGCCGGAAGGAAGATAAGCCCTGCACCTATTGAGATTGTCAGAATACCGATGGCTTGAAGTGTTGTCGCTATCATCATCACCTAAATAAAGAATTGTGGAGTTAGTGCCTCATTTTCAATCCTACCAATAGTCGCCCTATCAAAGGCTATGAGGGCAGCGACAGCAGCATCAATCTTTCGGGGACTGGATCTATGCTCTTTTACAATTCTTGGGCCTAAGCGGTCAATCTTGATAACAGCGTTAGTCAAATGCCTAGCAAGTAATGGGTCGCCATCGTGAGTCATAGTCTTTTCAGTCACAGCAGTATAGAACTTGCTAGAAGCTCCGACCATCCGACTAGGACTGGTTGAAGGATACTCGACTATTGGAAGTCCCATATCTTGCATAGCTTCCATCGAGCGTTGCCAGCGGAAAGGGTCACAGGCGATTTCCTTGACATTGTGACTAGCACAAAACTGAATAATCGTGTCCTCGACTTCTTGAGTGCTGACTCGCCAATCGTCTGAGTCCTCTGGTTG